ATCTACTGTTCCATCGTCATTTAGTGCATATGTCATACCATTAGATGATATTGCACAGCCTACACTTTTAAGTTTTTCCATATTATTTCCCTTTCATTTTAAAAATTAAGATTATAATTATAATGGTACAAATTGTTGCGACATCTACAAAATGATTACCACTATCTGATGTAATTGATCCTAAAGGTGTAGTTATAGTTATTTCTCTGTCCAAAATATTCTCCTTTATTTATAATGTTTGCATATCCATTTGAAAACAATTATCACATTCGTAATCTTCAAGAGTTTCGTTTTCGTATAACCAGTAAGACATATCGCAATTATGACAATCATATTTATTATCTGTCAATTTAACTTTCATTTTTACTCCTTTATTTATAATACAATTCTTTTAGTTTTGCAATAAAATCATCTTTAGAATTTTGTGATTTATTTTTTGCAAAAGAATTTTTTATTTTAAAAATTTTACCCATTTTAATCTCCTATATAATATTGATTATCTGTAGCTGAATAATGCTTATTATCTGCACAATAATGAGATGGCACAAATTTATTACCATCATCATCAAAATATTCATCTATACTTTCATATTCACATTTTTTACAAACCATTTTTACTCCTTTATTAAAAATTATGTGTTAATTTATAATTTACCTTGTTCTCTATATCTACGCTCTGTATCATTTATAACAAATAAAGCGTGTTCTATTGCCTCAATCCATCCTTCAATATTTTTATCTGTTTCGTTACTATTATCAAAACTTTCTTTTTCACATTGTAAAGTATCTTCTAATGATTCTCTAATTTCTTGTAAAATTTCTTTAGTCATTTATAATTCCTTTAATTATTTTAGTTATCAAAATTATTAATATAATTTATAATATACAAATTATTTATAAACTTTTATTATATCTCCATTCTTTAATTTAAGTGAACCATCAAAATTTGTTTTAATTACATCTTTTTTGATTTTCTGAAATTGTTCTTTTGTAAAATCAATATGTATTTTGTCATTTTTTGTATATATAGTGCATTTTATCATTTATAATCCTTTCGTTATTGTTATTAATATAATATTTATAATTAACATAATGCAAGTTATTTAAAAAATATTTAAAAATAATCACTCAATTTATAACGAGCATTTATAATATAATTTGGTCATCTATGTATATATTGCACTTACATATTTGTAAGTCTTTACAATTTAATAAAAAGTTTTGCATCCATTGCAATTGGTATGTATGACCCTTAGAATATAATTGACCTTTCTTATCTTTTTTGTTGGTCATCTCTAATAGTTCTAACATTTTATGATATGTTATTATATTTTTAATTTCTTTATTGTTTTTTATAAAAGTATATTTTATGTTTATCATTTTGCTTTCCTCTTTTTTATTTTTAAAATTATTAGTCACTTTTATAATACTAATCTATAAAACATTTTTAAAATTACGATCCAAAATTATAAACCACTTTTATAATGATGAATCATAAAAATATTCTTAAAATTAAGCTTAAAGTGCTACTTTAAGTAAATCTTGTAACTGAAATTTAAAAATTAAGTTACGGGATTTTAAAAACCTAAAGTAATACTTTAACTAATCAAAATAATTAAAATTGCATTTAATAAAATCAATTATTTATTTAATATATGATTATTTAAATTTGAGTTTTAAGCGTTTAAAATTAGTTTGTAATATGTTTTGTTATCTAATCAATAAAAACTCCTTATTTAATCAATTTAGTGCCTTAAAATTGATTTTATATATATTTAGGTAATAAAAAACCCATCTAACAAAATTAATTATTAAATAGGTTCTTTTTTTTGTTATTTAATAAATATTTTATTGTTTTTATCTAAATATTTAATAATAATCATTAATATTATTGAGATGATTGGCATGATTACAGGTTCTCCAAACATCAAAAAAAACGCTATAAAAAACAATATATTTAATATTTTATCCATTTTTATTTTTTCCTGTTTTTAGTGAATAGGTATTACAATATCAATATTATTAAACTTGTCTAATCCGCACGCATGACCCACTTTTGTACAATCTGAACAAACACCACCACACACAAAATATTTTTTGTTTCCTAGTTTCTTTTTTAATAATATTCTTTGATCTTTTGTTCTGTCAAATCCTGATTGATTTTTGCCTATATCAATAGCTAGAAATCTACCTCGAACAATATCAAGGTTATTTTCAGCCCATTTTAACATAGTATCAAATTGACCACCATTCGACAAATTTAATTTATAATTAGATGGATATTTAAATTTATTATCATGTAAGTATTTAAATAATGGTAAACTTTTAGAATATCCGTAACATTTTAAAATGTCATGTTTTTTTAATAAGTTCATCCAGTTTTTTAACTCATCTATTGTATTAAAATCACCATCTACATATAACCTAAAATCAATTCTTTTATGCTTCTTAAATTGTTTTGAGTTTATTAAATCATTCATAAAATCATTAATAATACTAAAATGATTTTGAGTTAATATTGTGTTTCTAGCTTGTTTATAAAATGCTTGAGGATACCTCCAAGCTTTTAATGAATAACAAAATTCTTTACAAGCTCCAGCACCTACACAATTTACAATAGGTAAATTTGAAAATGATAAAAATTTCAATTTACTATTACCTGATGTATTAAATACAATACTGGGATTTAATAATTGTTTTATTTGCTCAGGATCATTTGATTTAGCAACATTTAAAAAATTAATAAATTTGTGTGTTTCATGTTCCCATGATCCAAACATATTTATTTTATCAGGATTTAATTTAATATTATCATTTAATAAATTTATTATTTTATCAAATTCATTAAATTTAATTAATTGTGATATCCTAATTAAAAATGATCTATTAAAATTTGATTGTTTTTTCATTGTTTTAATCCTCTATTTTATATATTACTTGATAAAATCCTTCTTTGGGACATTCTAATTCATATTTATTTGAATTACTTTTAAATAAAAACTTCATAAAATTATTAATTATATTAATATCATAATCATTAAAACAATCATATATCATAAATGAATATAAATTAGTTTCGAAAAAATCACATTTAAAGCCTGAGTCGTTCACCATAATATTGATATTTTTAAAATTTATCTCATTATCATTTAAATAAATTAATAAGTCTTTTTTATTTTTAAATTTTGATCTCATTACTTTAATACTCCTTCATTTAATTATTTAAGTAACTAAACTTATTAATATTATTTAATAAAACCTAATTATTTTTTATTGTTTTTTGTTTTATCGAGGTAAAAAAAGTGCAATTTAAATTAAAATGCGCTGACATCTATCAATATACCTATATATAACAATACAATATAAAATCATATCTTTTTTAATTTCTTTTAATTTCTTTTTTTGTCTTTTTTATACTTGTTTTTATTTGTTTTTTTCGGTCTTCTTGTCTGTTACTTTGTTTCTTGTTTTGTCTAGTTACAGCAATTTAGACACCTAAAGTAAAGCTTTAATTGATCCTTGTAATTTGATTTATACTACTTGATAGACCCTATATCCCGTATGGCAATAGCTGCATAAGGGGGGTTACCAAAACTCTCAAAATAGAAAAAACAAGTCAAGTTTCAAAAAAAATTTGATATTCAGTCAAAAGGGTAATATATTAGTTGTATGCCAAAGATACTTAAAAAAGAATATAAAGATAGGGCTATAGAGGTTATGGGTAGTAATCCTAATTTGGATATGGAGAATATTGCTAATGTTTGTGGTATTTCGCTGTCGACGCTTAAGAATTGGCGTAAAGACCCTGCTTTTAATGATGCTGTCTATGAGAAGTATATGTCTACTATGGGTATTTCACAAGCTCAAGTAAATGCCGCCATGGTTAGAGAAGCTAAACTCGGTAATGTACAAGCAGCCAGGTATTGTGCTGAAATTAATGGTAAAATGGTTAAGCGTATAAGTGTTAAACATGAAAGCCCTTATGATCAGTTTTTAAGAGCAAAAGAAGTAAGTGCAGATGTAATAGATGTCGAACCTATTGAAATAAGCGAAGAATTAGCCCCTATACGCTCAAATAACGATAAACCTAGGGTTAGAACTAGGAAAGAGAAAGAAAGAGTCGAAAAGATACTAAATAAAGATTATGGGTATAAGCCAGAGATTACGCCTGAACAAAGAGCAAAGAACAGGAAGAAGAGTTTAGATTCGTATAGAAGGATGAAAAGGGCTAAAAAGGTAGGATTAGAGCCTTTAGGCAGGAAAACTGGTGAGGCGAAGAGAGAATGGTATGCAGAATTGGAAAAAAGAGAAAAAGAAATGGGGATTAAGTGATGATAGAGAGTTGGTTAGTTATGAGTTTAATAGGTTGGACTCTAGGTGAGAGTTTTAACTGTATATTCCCTAGGATTGAGGATGATTATGATAGTGAAGGGTTAGTATGCCAATGGGAAGAGAGTGATTTTGATTATGATGCCGAAAAAGGCTATACTTTAAAGGAGTACGATCCTGATGATAATTGTATTGAAGCTAAGGTGCGAAAAATTAAAAATTAGCCTCGTTTGACTGTATCTGATACTTTAACGCCTACTGGTACTAACATACAATAACAATTTCCTCCGCATCTTGACCATCCAGTCCCTGGCATCCCTATAGCTTCCCATTCTTGCCAAGTCGCTACCTGTCCTGCTCTCGGTTGGCAATCTTTGCATACTTTTCCGCCTTGCATCGTTACCCACTTAAATGTTTCTACGCTATCGCCATAAATGGCACTTTGTCCGAGCCTAGAACTTTGCATAATTCCAAGTACAACTCCTCGCTTAATGGAATTTCGTAATTCCCCAAATATTCTTCCGTTGGTCTCGTAGTCTCTTCGAATAGCTCCAATAATGCCAAGCTCCGTTGCCCCAGTTGCTCTAAGGACTGCAATCTCTCGTTCAATTCTAGCAGAAAAGATAGAAATATCATATCCGAGTCCGAGAGCGATCCATAAGAGGAGGCTTCTATCTTCTTCAGTAACTTCTCCCTCATATTTATTAAGGATTTCATTGATTTCTTCATCTGTTAATGCCCTTTCTGCCATATTACTTCCTCAAATTTTTACTTAAATTTCTGTGCAGTTTTAAATCAAGCATTTTCATCTTTTTTTGTATAACTCCACTAAAATTTCCTTTTTTAGTTATTGGTAAGAAGTTTCTTTCAAATACAGGAGCAAAATCTAATATTATATTCCTTTTTTTCATAGCTTCTGTCCATTTATTTGGTCTAATCTGTTGATATTCTAAATGATATTTCCCATATTCTAACATAGAAACACCATCTTGAACAGGTTTTATTGATTTTAATAATTTACTTGTATGTATTAAGGGTTTAGAGCTTGTAGTTTTAAAATTATTACTTTTAACATGACCTGACAAACCTTTTTCTCTAATTATTTTCGTAGTTTTTGAAATTGGTTTAAATTTTTTCTTTTGGATATTTTCTTTCATACCTTGAGCAAATATTTCTTTTCTATCCATCATATTTTCTTCTAAGACTTTATCAAGATTTTTTAAAAGTTTGCCGAAGCTAAAGTTAATTTCTATACTTTCAATCAATTAATCGCCTCGCTAACTTCTTGCCTTCTTCTCTGGCTTTAATAAAGTCAGGTAGAAATTGAATAATAGTCTTCTCTATTAAGTCTTCTGCGTATTCTTCTGGTGAGTCTAGGAACTTTCCTTCTTCTAACTCTATACTATCCGCCTTGTTCCTCAGTTCTTCGAGTTGCTTGGAATGTTCTATTAAATAATCCTCTTTGCTCTTGACCTGTGCCATTTAACCTCTCGTTTTCTGTAACTATAGCTTGAGCTTCTTCTATTGATAAATCAGTATTAATTTCGTTAAGTAATTTAGCTCTAGTAGTTAGATTATTCTCTAGCCTAAAGTTATTCCATAAAATTTGATCCTGTACCGATTGTGGATACTCAGGTTCAATGAAATTTACACCGAATTTGTTAGATATTCCAATATTATTCGCCTTTGCTACTGCTTTTTCTACAACAAAAAGTTCTTCTTCATACATTCTCCAAAGATCAATGTCATCCATATAATCTTCAGTTCTTTCTAAGTCTTTAATCATAAGACTTACACCAGATGGCATCTCACCACCTTGTTCTGCCCAATGTATCCAAAGATGATTATTTTGTGCTACTAATTCTATCTGAAACTTAACATTATCAATTACAGAATTAATATTTCCTTCAGGAGAAACTATATTAAATGAAGCACCTTCAGGTAAGCCTAATATACTATCTGAGCCAGTCCTTACAGTATTTACATCTATATCTGCTCCTGTAGTTACAGGCTGTCCAAACATTTGAAACCTTAAGCCAAGTTGCATCTCAGTCATAGTGATGTTTACTTGCTCATTTACACTAATAATGTCGTTTGCCCCCTCGACAAAATGCGAGTCAATCTGATCTTCCCTATGAGTAAATACAAATGGTAGCATACCAAATCCATGCTCATACTGCATAACAATATTACCATCTTCATCATATTCAGCATAATGCACATCATCCCAATAGGCATAGTGCATTTCATCAGCGTTAGATGGATCATTTACTGGTAGCAGGAGCGGATAAGTAATCGCCATCGGCAAAAATGGGTCTTCATCAAAAAACGCATCATAATAATAGATTGGTCGGTATTCAAAATAAGTTCCATTCGCATCCTCTTTTAACATAACTCTATTCGCAATCGTTCCAACAAGCCTAGTCATCCTCTCAATGTGTTTCATTCTTGCGTTCTTTTTGCGTGTGAGGAATAAGTATTCATCGCTTACATTCCTATCCGCTCCAAGAGTATAAATTCTTGACATCTTATTAATAAATCTTCTAGTTATATTTACAGAATAAGGCGGTATCTCACGAAAAGCTTGAGAGTTAAAATGCCTTTCTATATACTTATCAGTCTCTGTGTCTGTATAATAATCAACCATTCTTCTAATATCATCTCTTCTATTTTTCGCTATTCGAAGTTTTTCATTTTTAAGCGACTCTTGTATTAATTCGTGTGCAATCATCTTTGTAATATCCTCACTTCTCTATTTTTGATTGGAAATCTATTTATAAAAAAATACCTTAAAGCATCGCAACCATGATCGTGATACCCATCTTTTATTGGATCAGGCTTTAAAGGAAAGCCCTCTTTTGGTTCAGGATAGCGATAATTTTCTAAATCCTCAGCAATTCCAAGACACTTTTTATGTATATGAAGAAATCTTGCTCCTTCAGCGTTTTCAATAAATCCTCTAACATGAGAAACGCCTGCCTCTATCTTCCTGGAAACTTTATCTCTTATAGTCTTCACTATTATTCCATGTCTTTTGAATATCTCTATATCTCCTAAACCTGTTTGTCCTTGTGCTTGACCACCTGCTGGGTCTCCAAAATATACAACGCTCTTGTAATGCTTTGATTTAATTCTTTTTGCAAGATCATCTGTTTTAATATCTCTCTCATGTATAATCTCATCTATAATTTTTATATGCCAAAGCCCTGCCTCACGATATGTTTGAAACCATAAAACAGCAGGTTGTCTAAATCCAAAGTCTATACTACAAAAAGTAGGTAACCCAGGATCATAATTATAATCACCCATATCAAGATTCCTATCAAATGGGTAAACCCTACCTGCGAAGGAAGTAAACTTCGCACCATACTCTTGATCAAATACTTCTTTTGCCAAATTTCGCTTAGCTTCAAGTAAATCGGAATCCCTATTACCATCAGGGTAAGCATAGTTATTTTCATGGCTTGGACTATTAAACGAGTGCCACATTTCATCTTTTTGTCCCAAAAGGTATAGGTCATATACCCAGTTAAAGCCTTGGGGCGTTGTAATGAAAAGAGCAGACCCTTTGCGGTCAGAAAGAGTCGGTCGTAAATACATCTCCCATGTCTTCTTTTTAATTTTGGCTGCCTCATCGAGTATAAGTAAATCCAAACCTTCTCCAACCAAACTGTCAGGCTTGTCTGCACTTTTACCTTCAACCACGCTACCCCACTCAAACTCGATGTACTGGTCTTTGTATGAGGCTCTTGTTGTCGGCATCGCCTTTTCAACAACCATCTTGTGCCAAATTTCTCTAAAAATCTTTTCCGAGCCATCATAAGTCGGTGCAACACACCAAACTCTTTTTTTAGACTGCGAAAGTACGATTTGAGCCTCAACCGAAGCACTTACTGACTTACCCCATCTCCTACCGCATACAGCAACGCAGAACCTCCAATCCTTATTTGGAAAGTGCAATTTCTTTTGACCATTATGGGGAACATAGTTTATAAAGTCAAACCATTTCTCCTTATGCTCTTTTATCAATTCTCGATTTTTTGACATATTCAAGACAAGTCAATTTAAGATAAATTTTCTTTTATTACACTATATATAGTGTAGTTTAGTCAAATTATTATTAATATACCACCATATTTTGAACACTTTTTAGTCAAAAATAGGAGGGCAGTATGTCCGAAGAAACAAAAGTAGCAACCGAAACAGTTAGTGAGGGAACTACACCGCAAACACCTACAGAAACTCCAGATGTAGGATCGTTAATTGCAGAAAGCAAAAAGTACAGACAAAGGAGTCAAGACGCTGAGGCACAACTTGCAAAACTACAAGCAAAGCTAGAACAGCAAGAAAATGCTAAACTAAAGGAAAAAGAGGATTTTAAAGAATTAGCAGAGAAATTTGAATCTCAAGTTAATGATTTAAGTCCTTATAAAGAAAAGTATGAGTCTATGGTTAATACTAGAAAACAAAAATTACTTGAAAGACTTCCTGAAGATAAGCGTGAAACATTTAAAAATAAAGACTTGGATGTCTTAGAATTTATGGCTGAAAATATTAATTCTACGATTGCAAGAGAGCCATCGGCAAGAGGTTCAATAGAACCTAAAATGCCTGATTGGAACTCTATGACAGAAGATCAAAAAAGAAGTAATTGGAATAATATTTTAGCAGGTTTTAAAAAAAAATAACCCTACTTGAAGGCTTTGGCAGTTGATAGAGGGAAATAGGAGATAGAAAATGAGTTTAAGTAATCCTTTAGCTTCTAATATGCTAATTGGTGGTGTTAATAGCTCAAGCACTCTTGGTGCTGATGCTGATACACTTGCATTAGAGTTTGTACCTGAAATTTGGGGACAAGCAATATTAGAATCTTTTAATAAAAATACTGTGATGACACAATGTGGAACTGATTTATCAGGAATTGCTAAATCACAAGGTGGCGATAAAATAAGATTGCCTCATGTTGGAGTACCGACTGTAAAGGCTGTTACCCAAAATGCTACTGTTTTAGAGCAAGACAATACAGGTACTGATACAGGTGTTGATACAGAACTAATAATAGATCAACACTACGCAGCACCTTTATGGTTGCCAGATGCAGTAAAAGTACAAGCAGCTTATGATATGTTTAATGTATATTCTGGGCAATTAGGATATGCTATTGCAAAAGCAGTAGATAATCATTTAATGTATACAGTTGTAGCTAAATTAACTTCAGTATTAGGTAGTGGTGACGGTGTTAATGCTAATGCTACTATGAATGTTGAAGTAGGCGAAGCATTAACTCCTACTCATTTAGCTTCATTAATGGGTATTATCGCAGGGGAAACTGGAAGTACAGATGGTTGGAAAATTGTACTTTCACCAAAAGCATACGGATCACTTGCAAATACAAGTAATTTCGGTAATTCATTTACACAAGGTCTTGCAGGATTAAATTCAAACCTACAAGGTGGAAACGGAATTGTTGGAAGTTTACTTGGAATGCCAGTAATCGCATCTAATAGCGTATTTATGGATGTAGGCTCTGTTGCTGCCGCAGCAGGTGCAGGTATACATACTGCTTGGGATGGCTTTGACACAGGTGCTTCTACTGACGATGATTACCTTAGAGGTTTTGCAATTCATGATAGTGCTTTGTATTGGGCTATTCAGGATTCAAATGTTAAGCAATCTTACCAACATCAAGAAATGTCAGATTTAGTATCTGTTGATTCTTTGTATGGTGCTGTTGCTAGAGCTGCTGATTCCGCAGGTAATAGAAGAATAATCGCATTAACAGATAGTAAAACTTAATAGTTAGTGTTTAAATAAGTAAAGGGGGAGGGTAACCTCCCCTTTTATTAAAATTGGAGTAAAATGAGAAAATTTAAATATAATGGAGTAAGGGTTAAAGATAGAGGTGAAATAAGAGATTTTCCTGAAAATAAATTAACTCCTGAAAAATTAGAGAGATTAAAACTAAAGGGTTGGGAAGAAATAATAGAAAAACCCAAAGCAAAGCCAAAACCTAAAAAAACTAAAAAAGAAGATAAATGAGTTTAATAGAAGCAGTTAAAGAATCAGAAGGTTTTAGAAGTAAAGTATATAAGTGTACCGAAGGTATTGATACTATTGGGTATGGCTTTGCTATTAAAGACTTAGTATTAGATGAAGATATATGTGATATGATACTAGAGAGAAAGTTAAATGACTTGATAGATGCCGCCAATAAGAAGTTTCCTTTTTTAAGAGGATTGCCGCAAGATAAATGCGAAGTTGTATACGAAATGTGCTATCAGCTCGGCATCAACGGAGTTTCTAAATTTAAGAATATGCTTAAACACTTAGAAGCTGAGAACTACGAAAAAAGTGCAACGGAAATGCTTGACAGCCTTTGGGCTAAGCAAACACCAAATCGTGCATTAAAGCTAAGTAACCAAATGAAAAAATGACACAGGCACAAAAACATAGGGAATATGTTATTAGTGTTTTATCGGAGCTTAAAAGCGATACTGAACACATTAAGGAAGGGGTAGCAAGGAATGAGCAGCATCTTAGTGAAATTAATGGAAGGTTACGCAAGACAGAGGAGAAAGTCAAGTTTATGGAAGGCATTGGGTCTATTCTCTCTGTTATGTTTACTTTTTTTATCGGTTGGTTGTTTAGGAGATAGATGAGTAAAGTATTGAAAAGAGCTATCGTTACCCCTGATAAGCACTTTCCTTTACATTCACAACCTGCAATTAACTGTGTTAAACAGGTTATTGAAATTGTGAAACCTAATCTTTATATAGATTTAGGCGATACTGGTGAGTGGGGTAACTTCTCTCATTGGAAGTGGAAAAGAAAGAAAAAACCTCCTTTAGAGGTTATAATTCCTACATTAAACCAGGATGTTAAAGATGTTAATGAGGGTATGGATCAAATTGACGAGTCTTTAGATAAGGTAGGTTGTGAAACTAAACACTTTATACAAGGCAATCACGAGCTTTGGTTAGATCAATTTGTAGATGAACATCCTTACTTGCCTCATTATATGCCTAAAAATTGTTTAAGATTAGAAGATCGTGGGTATAAATACCATAAATGTGGTAAATTTCTTAAGGTGGGAAAGCTTAATTTTTATCATGGACATCTATATGGTGGGCAATATCATACTGCTAATCATCTTAGGAAGCTAGGAGCGAATGTTATGTACGGACATTGGCACGACATTCAACAAATGAGTGCTACTCACATAGATGGACAGAAGTCAGCTTGGAGTATTGGATGCTTAAAGGATATGACAAGAGAGAGTAATGAGTGGTTAGGTGGTAGAGGTCATAATTGGAGTCATGGGTTTGCTATAGTAGATTTCTTTAGAGGTGGCAATTTTTCAGTACATTTGATGCAAATAATTGATGGTGTTACTAGCTTGTATGGGGAGAAGATAGATGGGAATGTCTAAACAAGAAATAGAGCAGAAGAAGAAAGAGCGAATGGCTGCTAAGAGGCTTATGATTGATAAGCTGAGATTTTGGGTTGGTGTATTTAGTGTTCCTACTATATTGATTATGGCTTGTATGTTAATTGCCTCGGCATATTACTTAGGTGAAAGTCAGTTAGCGGTTGTAACAGGTCTTATTTCGACTATAACGATAGGTTTAATCAATGTTTTAAATGGGATGGTAGCTCCACCTCCACCAGAAGACCCATTAGCGACAGTAGCAAAAGATTTAGTACATCATCTTCAGGAGAACAGTAAATCTGCTGAAATTATGATGGACAAAAACCACATTAAAATTGGTGGTAATGGAATGAAAGTAGCAACAAGTAACGATAAAGACTTAATATGGGGAAAAGATGGCAAACCAAAAAATAAATAAAACACATAAAAGAAGGAAAGAAGCAATAGATGCTTTAAAAGGCGAATATAATGGTTGGTGGATATACCAATATTACAAAGGGTTAGCTAGAGGTAGTGAAAAATAATGGATTGGATAAGATTGTTAGATGCTGTTATAACAACTTTATTTATTGCAGTTCCTTTGTGGGTATTTTATATAGGAATTAAGATATTAATAATGGATTGGTTAAATGGAAGATAATGTTAGCAAGTTTAAAGATTTAAGATTTTACATAAACAATAAAGAAATAATATATAAAATAAGGAGTGATTATGTTAGAAATGATCGCAGCAAATTTAACAGGTAAGGCAGTAGCTGTAGCAGGAGGAGGAGTTGCAGTTGTTGTCTCTACTTGGGTTTTAAAGAAGATACCTAATGCTACTATAAAAGCAAAGGTGGGGATGTGGATGTATGGACTAGGAGTTGGAGTAACTCTTGGAATGGCTAAATGGAAATTTACTAAGCCAATATGGAATAAGGTTGTTGAGCCATATTTTATTGACTTAATAGATAATGTAATAATAACTGGATTATCAAAGTTTGTAGAGGGTATGAGATCAGATAATGACTAATCTTCGACTAGAAAATACACTTGATCATAATCTTAAACCATTAAAGGCAGAAGATAAAATTTTACCTTTAAATGTGTCTGAGAGTAAAGTTGTTTATCCAAAAACACCTACAGATACTTATGAGTTGGCAAATAAAAAGTATGTAGATGATAATGCAGGTGGTGGTGGTAGTAGTACATTTTATTGGATGCCACAATTTTCAGGAAGATTTCAAACAAGATATGATAATTGGTATCATCCATCAAATGCTTATGGTGGATATTTCTATTTATGGGGTCATACAGTAGGATCATCAAGTTTACCAAGTGTTTGGGCAGACAATAAAAATCCAAGCATTGTAGTTCCTAAAGATTGTACTATAAATTCTTATCATATGAGAGGATATACAAATAGTTCGCAAACATATGAATTAGCATTATTAAAAGGTACACCTACTTATGGTTCAACAGGAGATACATCTCTATCTCAAGTTGGCTCAACTCAATCTTTGGCAGCAACTGCTAATATACAAAACAAAATAGAAGAAACAGGTTTGAGCGTATCATTAAGTGCAGGAGATATTATAATTCCATCCTTAAGAAGAACAACAACAGATACATCTGCAAGTTATTATTGGTATATGGTATTTAATTTAATAGCAGAGGTTTAGTATGGAAAAAATAACAATAGAAGATGAATCAATATTCAAAGATGATGAATATGGGAATAAAATTTTAGAAATAATTGACAAAATAAATGAGATTGTAGATGAGCTTAACAAATAAAACAATAGCAAATACATATAAAGACTTGTTGCAAGTAGATAATAGTAATAATGGACTTACTACTACTCCAAGAAGATTAAAGGATGGTAGTGGAGTAAATTCTGCTTTAAAAATTTGTGATGATGATATTATTGTAGAGCCAAATAATGATAATACAAATCAAAATTTTAGAGTAAACAATGCTTCAGGAACATCCAAATTTGAGGTTAGATGTAGTTCAGATGATGTTAGAGCATTAGGGCAATATGTAAATACAAATATTAAACAATTTAATTTATGTTCAGTTAATTCAGAGCCACATACTACTGATACTTGGACTATGATGAGTGCTATGGGTAATACAAGATTTAACACTACATCATTAGAAATGGGAACAGGAAGTACACCTGCAACAACTTATGATATTTCAGCTACAAATGAAGCAGATAATTTAGTACAATGTATGTGGTATGTTCCATTTAATATAGCAATAGATTCTTGTAATGTTTGGTTTGGTGCTGATGCAGCAAGTGGTGATACAGTTAAGTTTTCAGTTATGAGTTATACAGTATCTACTGCTAATGATGCTACAGGTGGGGATTTAAGTGCAGGAGTTGAAAATTGTGTTTCTCCATCTACAATAGCAGGAGCAGGACACGAAATAGCATATTATCAAAATTTAACAGTAAGCACAGCAAATGTAGACGCAGGGAAAGTTATATTAGCTTGTGTGCATCAGGATGGAACAAATGCTGATTTAACAGTAAATCTACAATTAGTATATCACTTAAGGAGTGCGTAAATGGCAAAATTAAATGCAAAATTATTATTAGAAACAAATGGTGAATCATTAGAATTTATGAATAGTTCTGATTATACACAGAAATACGACTTTCAAC